TTGCAGTCTATGTTGCGCGGGTTTGAAGTGATGATGCAGGTTGCTGAGATTGCGCCAGTCATGGATTATTTGGATAGCGACAAGCTTGTGCAGTATTTGGTTGAAGTCACTGGCATTCCTGCGCGTGTGATCCGAAGTGATGACGAGGTTGCGCGTATTCGTAGGCAGCAAGCGCAGGCGGCGCAAGAGCAGCAGGCTATGGAGCAGCAAATGATGTCAGCGCAAGCGGCTGGGCAGATCGCGCCATTGGTCAAGGCTGTGGGTGGTGCTGAACAGTGAAGAAGATAGAAGATTTAAAACTTTCTTATCGACGCGTTTTTAACACAGACGATGGAGAGGTAGTCTTGAGTGATCTTAAAACCCGTTTTGGGTTTGAGACAACCACGTTTTCGGACAATCCTTATGAAAGTGCATTTAACGAAGGTCAGCGAGCAGCAGTGCTGTTGATTGTCCGAATGCTGACCGAAGGGAAGGAAACCCCATGAGCGAAGAGGCAACCCAAGATGTTGGGTCTCAGGAAGCTGTTGCAGCAGAAGCTGTACCAGTTAGCTTTTTAGAAAGCCTGCCAGAAGACTTGCGCAACGAACCAAGCTTGCGCACTTTTACAGATCCGGGCGCGTTGGCAAAAAGCTATGTCAATGCCCAGCGTATGATTGGCGCAGATAAAATTGCGCTGCCAAGTAAATCTGCAACGTCTGATGAGTGGAGAGAGGTCTACAATAAGCTAGGTGCGCCAACAGATGTAAATGGCTATCAGTTTGACGGCGATGTGCCATTGCAAGAAAACTATCTTAATTCGTTTCGGGAACATGCCTTGAACGCTGGACTGCGTCCGAGCCAAGCAAACGAAATGATGAACTTTGTGCGCTCCACAGTTGATAGCATGAACAATAGCATGTCTGAGAGCGCCGAGGAAGCCCGCTACGCAGGGGAACAGGAATTGCGGCAGGAGTTTGGTCAGGCGTTTGAACAGCGCCTAGAAATGGCTCGTATGGCTGCTCGCAACCTATTGGGCGGCACAGATATGTTTGATGACATCCAACTGTCTGATGGGCGCATGTTGGGCGATCATCCTGACATCATCCGCATGTTTTCCACCCTTGCATCACAGATTGGCGAAGACAATTTAGCAGGCGAGACAACAGAGTTAATTATGACCCCGGAAGAGGCATCAAGGCAAATTGCAGAGATGACTAGACGAGATGGTCCATATTTTGATAGAATGCACCCAGAGCATGATACTTACGTTGCTGAAGTATTACGGTTACGGGAGTATATGTAGTGGACAACCGCAAGGCCCACGAGCAAGCTTGTAAGTCAAGTGGAGTAGTTGCCCTAAGCAATAGCACGGCCTCGCAAGAGACAACCAAGCGCAGTGAACCTAAAACTGAAACTGTAAGGAGATGACATAATGTCTACTCAAATTACTACAGCTTTTGTCAATCAGTTTTCTGCAAACATCCAGATGTTGTCACAACAGATGGGTTCTATCCTGCGAGCAGCGGTAGATGTAGAAAGCGTAAATGGCGAGAAAGCTTTTTTTGACCAAGTAGGTGCGGCGGCTGCCGTTCTACGCACATCACGTCATGCGGACACACCGTTGGTTGATACACCACATTCACGCCGCATGGTTACAATGTCTGATTACGAATACGCAGACTTGATCGATGATCAAGACAAAGTGCGTTTGTTGGTAGATCCGACATCAACATACAGCCGTGCAGCCGCTGCTGCTATGGGCCGCGCAATGGATGATGTCATCATCTCTGCTGCTCTTGGTACAGCGCAAACGGGTAAAGACGGTGCGACATCTACAGCATTGCCATCAGCACAGAAAATTGCAGTTGCATCTTCTGGTCTGACCATTGCTAAGTTGGTATCAGCCAAGGAAATTTTGGACAGCGGAAATGTTGATCCATCTATTCCTCGTCACATCGTTGTTTCACCTAAGCAGGTTTCTGACCTGTTGAACAACACGACTGTAACGTCAAGCGACTACAACACCGTCAAGGCGTTGGCGATGGGCGAAATCAACACATTCGTTGGCTTCCAATTCCATGTCAGCAACCGTCTGAATACAGATGGATCAGGTGACCGTCAGGTTATCGCATTTGCCAGTGACGGCATCAAGCTTGCGGTTGGCAAAGAGCCAGCGGCTCGCATTGATGAACGCGCGGACAAATCCTACGCAACACAGGTTTACTATTGCCAGTCAATCGGTGCGACACGTATGGAAGAGTCCAAGGTCGTTGAAATCGCTTGTTCTGAATAAGGAGACTGAAAAATGGCTACTGTATATTCAGCACAACGCACTAACACACGCGCTACCCCAGCCGTGATGAACAAAGCTAATGAGCTTGGTGGACGCGTCCGCGTGGCTCATGGCACATACGAGGCATCTTCTTTGGCGTCTGGTGACGTTATTGAGATGTTTGTCCTGCCAGACGGCGCACGTTTGTTGGAAGGCTCTTTGGCGCATGACGCGCTGGGTGCATCAACAACATTGTCTGTAGGCTATGCAGCACACACAAACGCGGCAGGTACAGCAGTATCTGCGTCAGCGGCGGCATACAAAGCAGCGGCGGCGTCAACATCTGCTCAAAAGGTAGATGTCCTTGCAACTTTGGCTCTTGGCTCAGGCTCAGAGACAGACACAAACGAGGACGGCGTGGCAATCACAGTAACAATGGGTGGTGCTGCTGGCACTGGTACTATTGAACTTACTGTCAAGTATGTGGTTGACTAAATAGAACGGGGCGGTTCGCCGCCCCTTCTTTTACAGGATGAGAGTAAATGGCTAGTACAGTTGATATTGCAAACTATGCGTTAAACAATTTGGGCGCATCTAACATTTCCTCGCTGACTGAAAACAGTAAAGCGGCAAGGATTGTTAATCAAAGATATGAAGCTGTCCGCGATGCCGTGTTTCGCGCACATCCTTGGAATTGTTTGATACAAAGAGTGCAGCTTGCGCAGGAGACAGACACGCCTGCGTTTGGTTATGCATATCAATATGCGCTGCCGACAAACCCGTACTGCTTGCGCGTTTTGGAATTTTCTAATGGAACATTGTCATATCCGCAAGACAACATAACAAACAACACTGGTGGCCCTGCTTTTGTCATAGAAGGCAGAAGGTTGTTAACAGATGAAGGCACGGCGCGTATCAAGTATATTGGTCGCGTCACTGATCCACAGCAATACGATGCAAGCCTAGTTGAAGCCTTGGCGGCTCGATTGTCTGCTGAGATCTGTTACGCAATAACTGGATCAACGTCTATGGTTCAAATTCAAACTGCATTGTACGATGCAAAAATAACTGAGGCCAGATTTAATGACGCGACAGAAGGCGCACCTCAACGCATAGAGGCAAGTGACTTTATTGAAAGCAGGTTCTAAATGGCACGTTCTGCACCAGCGTTTAGCTCGTTTACGGCGGGTGAGATCAGTCCGCGCTTAGAGGGTCGCACCAATATTGAAAAATACCAAGAAGGTTTGTCTGATTTGACAAACATGGTTGTTATGCCACATGGCGGCGTAACGCGCAGACCCGGCACAGAATTTCTTGCTGAGGTTTCTGATAGCTCGGTCAAAACAAGATTGATCCCGTTTCAGTTTAAAACTTCTGATACTTACATACTTGAGTTCGGCAATCAAACAATGCGCGTTTATCGAAATGATTTACAGGTTCTAAACGCAACAGACAAAAGTATTACAGCAATAACAAAAGCAAACCCCGGCGTTGTAACAAGTGCAAGTCATGGGTTTAGCAATGGCGATGAAGTTTATGTTGACAGCGTGGGCGGCATGACAGAGTTGAATGTGCGCAACTATCTTGTTGCTAATTCAACAACAAACACGTTCTCATTGCAAGATTTGTTTGGCAATGACATTGATACAACAAATTTTACAACATACACATCCGGCGGCACAGCTACAGAAATATATGAAATTGCCACCCCATACGCTGAAGCTGATTTGTTTGATTTACGGTTCGCGCAATCTGCCGACACAATGTATATTGTCCATCCCTCATATGATATACGCACGTTGACGAGAACAGATCACAATGCGTGGACGTTTGCCACATTGTCAATCACTGGCACACCTAGTCCGGCTCTCAGCGGCTCAGACAATCGCCCCAGCGTTGTTTCGTTCTTTGAACAGCGTTTGGTGTTTGGAAATACGAACAACAACCCACAAACACTGTGGTTTAGTAAGAACGGAGATTACAGCAATTTTACAGTCGGTACGGCTGATGATGATGCGCTGATCTATACAATTGCATCCAACCAAGTAAATGCCATTCGTTTTCTGTCTGCAACGCGTGTTTTGACTGTGGGAACATCCGGCGGTGAATATGTACTTACATCAACAAATGATGGGCCAGTTACTCCGACAACAACATTGATCCGCAAGTATTCTAATTATGGAACGGCTGCCATTGAGCCTGTGCAAGTTGCGGATGTTACGTTGTTTGTGCAGCGCGGCAACAGAAAAATACGCGAGTTTAAATTTGTTGGCGATGTCAATACTGGCGGCTATTCAGCGCCTGACATGACGATCTTGGCAGAGCATATTACCAACGGCGGCATTGATCACATGGCGTTCCAACAAGAGCCAGACAGCGTTGTGTGGTGTGTGCGTAATGATGGCACACTGTTGGGTATGACATATCGCCGAGAAGAAGAAGTCGTCGCATGGCACAAGCACGTAATCGGGGGGACGTTTAACAGTGGTCAGGCCGTAGTGGAAAGCATTGCAACGCTGCCGACAGATACGGGCGAAGATAGTTTGTATATGATTGTTAAGCGCACGATTAACAGTACGACAAAAAGATATATTGAAAAAATGAAGTTGTTTGATTTTGGCGCAAATACAACGAC